GCTTGCTGATAAAGGATTGCTATTTCACCATCTGTATCGTATGGAAGCATTTGAGAAAGAATGTCAGATAGTTTTTCTGACTGTCCTGCGTAACCCATTACCTCTGGTCCTGGGCCTGGTCCTACTGGAACACCTGAAGTTACTGGCTCATTAGGGCGTTCGGTTGGTGCGTATAATTCTGTGATAGGTGCTTGTGGCGCAGCCTGTGCTGCAGCCTGAACTTGACCTGTAGGTAATCCGCGAACATCTGCTGTTCTAGCGGTAGGTGCTCCTGCTATTTGTTCTTGCATAGCCTTACGGTCACCATAATTTTGTGATGCTGGTAAATCTGTACGAACAGAGAATTTGCCAGGACCTGATACGCCCCTGATTGGGTTATCTGCCATCGGTTTCCTCCTCTATCGTTTCTAAATCATTTGTAAATTGCTCCCAAGCCTTACCGACTTTAGAGTTTCTATTAGCGTTGTAGATTGCTATTTCCATAATCTCTTCTGTAAATGTAGATACAGATGATGCAATGTTATGAACAAGCCCTGAGATGGTTACTAGGAAATCAGCGAAGTGTACTGGACGCGGAACATCGTTATTATTATCCACGCCCAGTACCTTTCATTAGAATTATATTATCCCTTTTTTACCGCGTTGCCGCGACGACCTGCTGGCATCATTGATGGTACTACCTTGCCTGGTCCTGCTGGCTTAGAAGTATCCTTCTTGCCCTCGACTGGCTTTGACATTGGTGCTGCTGCACGTGATCCTTTGTTCATATTTACACCCCCTCTTTATGCTGCCCCGCCAATGGCGGCTAGTAGGTTTGCTATATCTGGACGTTGAGCAGCAGCAGGGGCGACTCCTGGTTGTTCTGGAGTTGGCTGCGAGGCAGAGGCAGGGAGTGCCCCCGCTGCTGGAACTTGAGGTGCACCCTGCATTAGTTCTGGTGCTACTGGCATCTCTGGCGCAGGTTCTGGCGCAAATGCCTTACCAATAATAGTTTCTAGTTGAAGTCCCTTTTGGCGACCTTGGATAACTTCTGCAATACGGGTGATGATCTGCGAAGGATCTTGACCTTGCGCTGCAAGGGCTGGAATTGCTTGAGCATACTGAGCAACAGCCACCCGCAGAGAATCGCGCATTTCTTCAATATCAACACGTTGTTCCTCCTGCGTTACGTTTAACTCCATTGGAATCTCACGACGTACATAGTCACGAGATACGAGTTTGTCTGAACGCATTTGTAGTAAAGCAATGATGGCACGGTTAGGATCCATACCAGACATAATGCCGTAGCGAACATCTACACCGTAGTTGCCATCAATTTGCTTTGATGGGATGTACTTCATATTAAACGGAGTACCATCATCTACGCCTTTGATTTCCTTTGGCATAGAACCAAAGATCTTCTCATCTACTTCGAAGCAAAGAGAAGCAAGGTCTGTAAACATACGAGCAAACTGTGCTTGTGCTGATTTGATCTGTGTATCAAAGCCTGCTTGTAGCGCTTGTACACCGCGACCTGTAACGATAGATGCATCAATGTTACCTGTGCGAACTTCTGGGTAACGAGAGCCTAAACGTAGTTCACGTTCTAGTACACCTGACTCTGTAAAGACTCCAGGTGGTAGTTCCAAAGGAACACGACGGATACCTTGTGGATTAGCAGAACGCATAATTGCATCAGGACCAAGGGCTAACTCTTGCACATCTTGTGGAATAGCAATAGGTGCTTGGATAGATTTCTCTGCTGCTTGGATCTGAAGAACCGCAAAGCGAGCACGAGCAAGTTGAACTGATAGAACATCATCGAACTGTCCACGTGCTTCACCGTCAATGGATGAACGCATAGCAACGTATGCCATACACTTACCAATAGGGTTCGGGATGTTTGATAGTACTAGGTTCTTACGCTCTGGGATAAAGATTAGATCTTGGTCTTTGTCGTGGTAGCGAACTAGTGACACATAAGGTGAGCCAGGAGAATAAACATTCTTTGGCATAATCTGGTCATAGAACTCTGGGTACTGCATTGCAAGTGTCTCAGCATCAGATGCCATTACCTGCGTAAGAGATACGGTGCGACCAAAGCGATCAATCTCAGGATAAGTACCGAAAGGATTAAGTAAACGAATGCGAGGATTATTGGTTTCATAATCCATCTCCACCATACCTGGCAACATACCGTAAGTATTAAACCAGTCAGCACCAGTATACATTTGAATTTGTAGTTCAGATGCACTGATGTAATGGTTAACAATACGAGTACGAGTATCTGCTGCCTTGCGTGCTGAGTCTGAAACCATATTGGTTGCAGCACAGTTAAATGATGGTAGCGGTGCCATTGCTTCTGCAAGGTCACGCGCTGCTACGTCAATAAAGTTAGCAACTAGAGGCTTTGGGTATTCCTCTGAAAACATTGCAGGATAAACCTTGCTAATGTCTCCCTGACGTACAGAGAGCACATCACGCATTCTCTGGTCACGTGCGGCGTAGCGCGTTTGCAGGCGATTAACCTTGGCTACTACCTCTTTAGTTGATAACAATTATTTTCCTTACCTATTTAGATCGTTAATGTTAAAAGCGCCACCACCGCGACCCATACCACCACGTGGCTTTACTGGGACTTTAGGAGTCTTAGGCTTTACTGTACGTACGCCTTTGCGTACTTTTTCTTCACGATCAATTTGTTTTGCAACATTTTCTGCTTTGCGATTACGTGCTTGTGCTTCAGACTTTGTAAGTTTCTTACCAGAAAGTGCTACTAATTTTGTACCTTTTTTTGTATCGGTACGTGCTTCTTTAACTACGTTCTGATACTTAGGCTTTCCTGAACCCTTAACAGGTGGATCATACTTCTTGGCCTCTTGACCAAAAAACTTTTTAAGTCCAGTAGATGTGCCTTTAGCCTTTTCAGACTTGGTGCCCTTTTTAACTGTTTTTTCCGCCATTGTTTTTTCCTTACTTAGAATTCTTGTATAATCCTGGGTACTTCTTATCAAGGCCCTTCTTAGCGCCTTCTTGAGATTTCTTAACACCCTTAGGTGAAACTTGGCGTTGCAATTCTCTTATAGCATCAGGTCCAGTTAACTTAGGCATAGGCTTTCTTGCTGAAGGCTTAGCAGTTGTTTTAGGCATTGGAGTCTTAACAGACTTTGCTGCTGGTGTTGCTGGCTTACGTTCTGATCCCTTAGGTGCTAAACCTAGTGATTTTGGTTTGGCTTTAGGTGCTAAACCCAATGGTGCTGGTTTAACAACAGGACGTCTAGTTGATGTATTCTTAGGCATAGGCTTTTTTATATCTGGAATCTTTGGCATTGTTATTTCCTTATCTATTCAAATCGCTAATGTTTAGACCGCCGCCGCCCATACCACCGCGACCCATAACACCACGTAGTTTTGCTCGGACTTTTACATTTTTTGGTTTTTCTTTGCGTACTGGGTTTAATTCTTTTGATATTTCTTTTTGGTACGCTGCCTGCTTAGGAGTTAATTTTGCATTTGTTAGACCTAAGCCGCCATACTCTTTCATTGATCTAACACTTCCACCGCGAGTGCGGTTAGCACGTGCAGGATCAGCATTCTTAATTAAATTCTTTTGACCTTGAAGCGTTGCTCTGTCTTTGCGATCTGCGGCTGATCCAGTCTTGTTAGTTGGCTTGTTAGCGGCCTTTAATGCGCGAGCATTTGCTTTTGCTTCTTTACCAGCAGAACTTGCTTTTGGTTTATTAACTTTCTTCAATGCTTTTTTTTCTTTTGAATCGGCCATTTGTTATCTCCTTGTTAGATGAACGTGCGGTCTTGTTCTGCGAGCAGTTCATCTATGTTGATAACTGTTCGTTTGCCCATCTCATAACGAGATAGGAAAGGATTCTTTAGATGGTGTGTCTGGTGCATACCTTGGTTAAGCATTTCGCGTGCGCGGATCTCACAGAACCAAAGAGCCATCACCATATCGGTCTTGCCTTTAGTAGTAGGCGACCAAGTAATCAATTGCTCAATGAGCGCCTTAATGTTTTCAGTTTGGTCAGAAGGTAAGTGCATAAGGTTGTCTCTGTGGTGCTTACCGTCGAACTGCTTGGTCCCGAACAAAGTTGACATTGATGCGACACCGAAGCCTGAGTCCCATTTGTTGGAGCCAGTATGGTGTTCCCGCAGTAGCACTCCTCTAGAGGCCAGATTCTGTCGGATACCTTCGTCTTGGGTAAGGAATGATTGGAATGCATTTTTTTCCACAATCCACTCAGTAGGTTGATAGAGCGCAGTCCAGTCAAAGATTATCTGACGGATTGCAGCAGGCGTAGGGCGAGTAATTTTAATAGCATCAACGATATAGCGTTTATGACTAACCCGATCAATAGCGTAACAAACGACGGCTGTATCACCAACCATAGCGGGATCAAGACCACAAATAATTGAGAAGCCACTGAGATCACGCGGATGACCTGGATGACCAGGAACCAAACGACCTGCTTTACGCATACCATCTATAGAACCTCGCACACATACTGGATCAAAGATCGCATCATCTGATATATCCTGCTGTTGGTAAACCAACGCCCAGGTAGATGCGTCCATTGCTTGACGTTCATTGTAAAGGTTACGACCATTCCATCTAGGGTATAGGCCGTCTTCATCTAAATCTGATTCTGTCTGTCCATCAAATGGAGCATCACTTGCAGGCCAGAGGGTTTCCCACTTGTCAGGGTCTTCATCTGTTGTAAGTAACGCTGGCATTGCTAGGTATGTCCAGGGTACTAGACCTCCAGGGTAGCGGTCTTCTGATCGCAACTCCTTGTAGAGATCTACTGCGGTAACGCGGGTACCTACGATAATTAACTTACCAGTAGGGTTAAGACGAGAACGCACGTCCTGGGTTAACCAGCGGATCTGCTTCTCAAACTCGTTGGCGTTCTTTAGAGTTACCGCATCGTCTACGATAATCATATCCGCACGCTTACCGTAGATCTGACCACCGATACCTACGGCTTCGATGTTTGGATCCTTTTCTGAGGATTCTCTGAGTTCGTCACCAAAGGTGACACGGGTAGCCTGCCAAGAGGCAGTCTTAGAGTTAAACCCTACGCCAGCCGCGTATGCCTGTTGTAGTGCTTCATAGTTTGGATGAGTCAGGCGTTGCTTGATGGCGTAGAGAAAGTCGGCTGCTAGTTGCTGAGTCTGAGAAACAATCAGCACACGAAAGTTAGGGTTCTGACAAACCTGCCAGGTAACGTAGTCAACAGTTACCGTCATAGACTTGGCGTGGTTTGGCGGGATATTCAAAAGGATACGGTTATTAGCCAGTCCTTTTTCATACTTCATACTGGAATGTAGCCAGGCAGGTTCTCTGCCCTCGATTACATCTATGAGGTTTTGCTGGTGGGGAAAAGTCTTAGAGTGTAGGTACCTCTGGCGGAACTCTGCAAATGTTATATCGTGGACATCGGATGAGGCAAAGTTCTTATCTTTCAAACCTAGCCTTGTTCGATCCATTTTATCCGCGAAGACCTTATCGGTCCTGCGGTAGTACTCGTAGGTCTTATAGGATTTACCAGACGCAGCGGTGGCTGCCTCAATGGTAAGACCTTCTGCTACCCCACTAAGGATCAGACGCTTGGCGATGTCACTAGACTTCTCCGACATCTGGTCTCCTCTAGTAAAGCGCCGAAGGCGCGAAAAAATTTTTATTTATACTGGGCTGAGGAAATTTGTACTGGAGAATAAATAGACCTATCCCCACTAAATGCAGTCACCGTTCGGGCTTAACGCCCGAGCAAGCCACAGCGCAGCGAGGGGTAAGTTGGTGCTCGTCCTAGGGGGACTCGCGTAGTGCCAACGCAGCGAGGTTGGGTCGTAAAACTAGTACTGGTTCGTTTTACTCCCTACTATATATAAGGCAGGAAAAATAGCCCATTTCCCGTCTACGGTAGATTTTATTTTCTATTTGTTACCAACGTCACAGTAATATGTGTACAAACTAGGACATTACGGCGGTCTC